CAGGCGGTCAGGCCGTTGGCCTGCGCGGCGCGGCTCAGCACATCCCAGGCGCTGTTGCCGGGATCGACGTTGATCTTCTCGATCTGGCCCTGGGCCTTGGCATCGACGCGGATATTGGCGATGCCCAGCGGTTTCACCACATTGTCCAGCACGTCCTGCAGCGTCATGCCCTTGGCGGTGAACAAGGGCGCGCTGCAGTCCAGCAACATGCCGGCCAGGTCGCGGCCGGACAGCGCCAGCTGATGGCTGCCGGAAGCGACGCTGTGGCTGATGTCGTCGATGCGGCCCAGCAGCACGGTTTCGCCGCCTACCTGCACTTTCACCAGCGCGCCCGGCTCCACTTCCGGCGGAAAGGCGCCGCCGGGCAGGCCCAGCGACACCTGCCAGCCGTCGGCGGCCATGGCCAGGTCGGAATCGATGGAATAGTGGGTCCAGTCGCCGTGCCGGCGACCGTTGATTTGCAGGCTGACGGCATGATTAGCGGGCGTAGCCATAGACCAGGGTTCCCGGAGTCAGGTGATTCGGTTGCGACAGCTGCGGGTTGAGCCGCAGCAGCTCGTCGGCGCGCTGGCTGTCGCCATACCACAGGTGGGCCAGCTGGCGCAGATTGCAGGCGGCCTCCACCTTGCGCTTCAGCAAGGGCGGTTTGGCGGCGATCAGCGCGGCGGCGCTTTGCTGCACCTGCAGGCCCAGCGTGCGCAGGCCGTCCACTACCGGATACGCGTCTGCGGACGCCATCCCGGCGCGCCATTGGTCGATGGTGGCTTGTAGCGAGGCGCGCACGTCGCCGGCGATCTGCTCCAGCGCCGGCGGCGTCAGCGTCGGCTTTTGCGCTTCGCTTTGAAAGATGCCGGCGGCCGCGGCGGCCAGTTTGGTGGAGACTTGCAGCTGCAACATGGCGTCGATGCGGCGCTGGTCATCGGCCCAGACCGACAGCGAGGCGCCGGCGGCAAGCGGGGCGATATTCTGGCGCACCGTGGCCGGCAGGTTTTCCAGGCGGCGGCGCAGCGCTTTCCAGTCGGCCAGCGTGGCGGAGGGCAGCGCGGCGGCGGTTTTCAGCGCCGGCAGCGGGCCCAGATCGACTTGTCGATCCAGGCGCCAATTGGCGGCCGCGTCCACCAACTGGGCGGCCTGGGCGACGAAGGCCTGCGGATAGGCCAGCAGGTCCGTGGCCTGGGCCACCGCCTGGTTGGCCATTTTCGCCAGCTGTCCCACCGTGGCGGTGAGCTGCTGGCGCAGCGCGGCCACCCGGCCCAGCGCGCCCTTGGCCGTCGCCACCACGCCTTGCGCTTTGGAGAAAGCCTCGCCGGCCATCTGGCGCAGCTTGTCGACCTGGCACGAGATGGCCTCCGCCTGCGGCAGGGCGGCGCCGGCGGCGAAAAACGGATTGCCCGGCGTGGCTTCCACCCAGTTGATGTCCACTGTGCAGGAGTCCGGCGCGTCGGCGTCGTGGCTGATCTGGTAATCCAGCACCTGCGCTTGCGGCATGCTGCCGAACACCGGGTGCACCAGCTCGCCGGGGCCGGCGGCATCCAGCGCGGCGACGAGCTCGCGCAGCCGGCGTTGGTAGTTATTGCCCCAGAACATGGCGGACAGCGATACCTTGCGCGCCTTGCGGCCCAGGTCTTCCACGTCCGCGCCATCCTTGTACGGATATTCGTGCAGCGCCTGGTCGCGCTGCGCGCTGTCCACGCTTTTCAGGCAGTCGAAGCGCACGCCGCGAAAGCTGGCGTCCACCAGGGCGCCGGCGGATGGGGTGCCTGCGGATACATTGAGGCTGAACATCAATTCCTCCTTTGTTGCTTGCTATTGGCGGCGTTGACGGCGGCGACGATATTGCCGTTTTGGACGTCGACGACTACGCGTATCGGTTGCGCCAGCTGCGCCAGCGCGGCGCTGAGTTGGCCTACCAAGGCGGATAACTGAGATTCGGCTGTATTGCCGAGAGCAGGTGTGGCTTGACCGGTCGGCGCGGATTTTTTGGCCGGAGTTGCCGGCTTGGCCGCTGCCGCGCTTGGGCCAGCAGATTCAGCCGGTTTGGCGGCGATGGTCGCTTTGGCCGGCGGCGTGATGTGGGGCTCGGCAGAAGATGGCGATACGGCGCTGATGCCGGACGCGCCACTGACTTCCACCTTGCCGGCCTTGAAGCCTTCTATTTTCTTCATGCCGTCCATCAGGGCCTCGAACTCCGGATGAGTCAGGTCCTTGATTTTCTTGCCATGCAGGTCCAGGCCGCGGCTGGCGGCCAACTGGTAGATGCCTGCGGCGTACTTGGCATGATTGGCCTTGCCCGAGTAGTCCGAAACCGCGTATTGGGGCAGCATCTGTTCGATGGTCTTGTCGCCGTGCCGCTGGGTCAGCAATTGAGCCTTGGCTGCGCGTCCCGCCGCTTCGTCGGCAAAGATGGCGTTGCCCCATTGATCCAGATCGACCACGCCCTGGTAGCGCTTTTGCGCGTCCGCCAGTGCGCGGGCTTTACTGCGCTTGCTGTGGTCGGTTTTGTCATGGCTGCCGGCATAGCCGAACTTCAAGTTGCCCGGGTTGTTGTTGCGCCAGGCCACGGTGCCGCCGGCACGCGTCTGCACCGTGCCGTCGGCCATCTGGTAGACGCGAGTGGTGCCTTCGGCCTTCAGCAGCTTTTGCACGGCATCTGTGGCCGCGGGCGGTTGGGCGGATGCCGCCGCGGCGGATTTCGCAGTGACTGGTTTCCGCGTAAGGGGTTGAGACGCCGCAGGTTTGGGTTGAGGCGCTTTCTGCACGGCGGCGGCGGGGGGCGCTTGCAGATATTCGGCCTTGGGGCGCAGGAATTTCTGCGGTTGCCCCCACCATGCGCCCTTACCCATTTGGGCGCCGGACGCGCCTTTCTTGGACTGCGCGCCGAAGAAGCTGCCTTTGCCGGTCTTGGCGTCGTAGTTCTCGACGATGCCGGTGTGATGCTTGTCGCCATTCCACAGCGCGATGTCGCCGGGTTTGACGTCTTTGGCATCAACTTCCTCGTAATACTTGGAATGCGCCATGTCGGCGGTGGTCTGGTACGGAATGGCGTAGCCGGCGCCCTTGACCGCCTGGTTGACCAGATGGGAGCAGTCGATCCGCTTGACGCCCTTGGCGTCTTGCTCGCCGTTGCCGCCGTATTGGTACTTGTAGCCGTTGAAGCGGGGACGTTGGGCGAGAATGGCTTGCTGGGACGAGTGAGCAGGTGGCGCGGCAGGGCGGGACGCCGCTTGCGAAGGGTGCTCAGCCGTCTGATGTGAAGTTTGCGCTTTGCTAGCTTGAAGCGCGGCGCGCTCGGCTTGCTTCGCTGCGGGTGCGGTGGTCTCGCTGGAGGTGGCCGGGCGCGGAAATGCGGCTGCCGCAGGAGAGGCAGGTTGCTGCTGGGAAGCGTCTTTGGCGTAGCGGTCGCCCGCAGCCATCAGCTTGCCCATAGTGCGATAGGCGTGTTCTAGGCTGATGGAGCCATCGCCATACAGGGTTGGATTGCGCGCGATGACCGATTTCGAGAGCACGTCGCTGATGGGCGCGTTTGGGTTGCGCTTGAGCGCTGCGAGGAATTTGGGGCCATCGCCGCTGCCTAAATTATGCAAGGCGTAGGTGTTGGCGTTATCGTCTTTGCCGCCAAGTTTGCGGCCTTGCTCGATATTGGATTTGGTAAATTCCGCTAGCATGGCTGCCTGAAGACGCACATCTTTTCGATAGCGGGCCGCATCGGAGGCGGTGAGTTTTTCTGCGTTTGCAATGCCGTATTTGGAGCCATGCTTGCGCAGCATTTCCAGCCAGGTGCCGTCGATGAATTGGCCCAGCCCGTGGGCGCTGGACATCGCCATGATGCCGTCGAATTGCCGGACTTTATTGAGCTCGGGCTAGATTTGGAAATTGGGCGGGCATTGGTGTTAAAACCCATGCTCTCCATATTGGCGATACGGGCGAGAACGGCGGGATCCACGCCGGCCTTGTTGGCGGCAGCCAATATCTCAGGCTTGACTTGTTGCCATCGCTGCCAATTCAGATCCGGTCCCGTTGTGGCGCGGGGTTTCCTTTTGTTCATGTGCGTCTCGAATCAAGAGAGGTTCAGGTGCGAGATCCGGCGACTCGGCGGATGGAGAGCCGTGGAGAGGCCGGCAGCCCCGTTCAGGACCGCCGGTGTGATCAACTGAAGACGCTGGGTTTATTCAGAAACCTTCCGCAGCGACATCAGCTTGATGTCGCGGCGCGCTTCGTTTTCCACGCCGTATTTCTCGCCGACTTCCAGCGTGAAGCAGTCCAGGTAGCTCACGCGCTTGCCGCCCGGCGCCAGCGGGAATTCGGTCAGCTTGGCGCCTTCGATCGCTTCCCAGTCGATCTCGCCGCTCAGCGGGATGGAGACGGTCACGGCCAGTTCGTATTCCGACACGCCGCGGGCGAAGCCTTTGGCGCGGCCGCTGGAGTTCATGGTTTTCACCAGCTTGCGGCCGGTTTTGCTGCTGACGTTGAGGTCGATGACGTCGATTTCCTGGCCGTCCACTTCCAGGACGATGGAGCCTGCGTATTCTTTGAGAGCCATGAGTCTTTCCTTGTGGGTTCTTGATAAGGGGCCGACCGGCGGCGCCGTCCGGCAAAGCGGAGGGGGTTACAGCAAGAGATCGATGCGGCCGGCGAACACATGCAGGCCGTTGACCACGTCCACCGGGATTTTGGCGTCCAGACGGTTGGCGTCCTGCAGGTCGCGTTCGACGATCAGGCCGGCCTTGTTGGCCTCCACCTGTTCGATGATTTCCAGTTCTTCCAGCTTGTACAGCACGTCCAGCAGCTCGGAGCGGACCTTGGACGGCGTGCGGTCGGACAGCTTTTCGCGCGGGAAGCGCAGCGCGATGCGCTCGCGGCAGGCGCGGCGCACGTAGTCCAGGGTGCGGATGGTGGTGATGTCCAGCAGCGACGCGTCGTCCACGCCCTGCGCGTCCTTGGTGTAGGTGCTGATGGCGCGCACGATCTGCACGCGGTTGCCGGCGGCCACTTCCAGCGGCGTGACGCCGTTGTACAGCGCGCTTTCCTGCTCGGTGCGGGTGGTGCGGTAGGCCAGGTCCACCACGTCCAGGCCTGGCAGCTCCAGCGTGTTCAGCGGACGGGCCGGATCTTCCTCGCTGGCGATCACCGCGGCGTAGGCGGCGGCGATGTCGCCCGGCAGCTTGGCGGAGCCGCGATACCAGGCGGCGGTGATGCGGCCGCTGTCCAGCTTGGCGGACAGGGCGCTGGCGTCGGCCAACGCGCCGGTGCTGGCGATCACGCCGATGGCGCCGCGCTGCTCCAGCGGGCCGGACACGAAGTCCAGATGGGCGCGCAGCGCGGTCAGCGCGGCATCGCCGGTGAACGGGCTGGCGATGATCTGATGGCCGCCGCTGGCCACGGCGGCCAGGGCCGGCGCGATGTCCGGATCGCCGGCGCCGCCCTTCATCGGGGCGATGACGACGCCGAGGCCGGCGATCTGTTCCTGCGCCTTCAGCGCGATGGTGTTGCCCGTGCTGCCCTTGTGGCGGGCCGTGACGGTCAGCACTTCCTTGGCCGCGGTCGCGGTGATCGGCAGGTCGCTCAGCTTGGCCAGCGCGGCCTGGGCGTTGGCGACGTCCACGCGGGAGGCGCCGATGTACAGGCTCAGCACGCCGGCGGCGGTGGCCGGGCCGCTGAAGGTGAAGCTGCCAGACGCGGGCACGCCGGCGGCATTGTCATCGACAGCGATCACGGTCAGCTGCAGGTAGGGGTTGGCGTTGATGGCGGCGCGCGCCATCAGGTGGGCGAAGGAACCGCGTCCGAAAGCCTGGGCGGCCTGCTCGTCGCTGAACACGTCCAGCGCGGCCAGCGCCGGCTGGGCGGCGCTATCGGCCAGGCGCTGGCCGATCACCAGCACGCGCTGCGGATTGCCCGGCAGCGTGCGCACCGCCAGTTTGGTGTTGAACTCGAAGTACTTGCCCGGCTTGCGGATCGAGGCCGGAATCTGGTCGAAACTGATGTTGGGGCTGGCCATGAGGAAAAACTCCTGATTTGGCGGTTGGGAAAGGAGCCGCGCCGAGCGGCGCGGCGAGGGGAAAGGCCGAGGCGACTTCAGGCTTTGGGGGCGTTGACGACGTCCTGGGCCTTGACGCCGGAGGAACCGGCGACGTTGTAATTGAGTTGCACGCTTTGCGCGGGTTTGGCTGGGTCTTCCAGGCGGCCGCCGAAGGCGCGGAACAGCGCGTCCGGATCGGCGTCGCCTTGCGGCGCGGGCCAGTGGCCGTTGTCCAGCGCCTCGTCCAGCCAGTAGGTGCTGAAGTCGCAGGCCACCAGGCTCCACGGCTGGCCATCGCGCGCCGCCTGGCCCAGCGGGCGGACTTTTTCCGGCAGCAGCGGATTGACGGCGAGGCCGAAGTCCTGCGAGGCCAGCAGGCGGCGCACCGCGTACACCAGCTGCCAGACGCCGGCGCCTTTGTAGGCGGCATCGGCTTGCAGGCGGTCGCCGACGATGACGGTGAACAGCGCGTTCGCCTTGTAGCGCAGGCGTTGGCTCGATTGCGGCTGGCT